TTGCAGGCAGGCGGCGAGGTTGCTCTCGCAAAGGTCAAAAGCAATCTGAAATCCGTTGTAGGTTCGGGAACTATAAGCAAATCCCGTTCCACAGGAGAACTTGAACGTTCGCTCGGCTTATCTCCCGCTATGGTTGACAAAAACGGGAATCATGACATCAAGGTCGGCTTTTCCGAGCCGAGAACAGACGGGTCAAGCAATGCTAAAATAGCGAATATTCTCGAGTACGGCACAAGCAATCAGTCGGCAAAACCCTTTCTGAAACCTGCGAAATCCGCTGTGAAAAAGCAGTGCGTGGAAGCCATGAAATCCGCATTTGAAAAGGAGGTCAAGGGGTTGTGAGTCTGCTTTCGGAACTCTCTGCAATAGCCAAAAAGCTGAAAATCCCGGCGCAGACCTCTGTGTATTCGGGAAAGGCACCGGACGAATATCTGGTATTCACTCCGCTGTACGACAGCTTTGAACTTCATGCTGACAATGCGCCGACTTCCGATGTACAGGAAGTGCGGATTTCCCTTTTCAGCAAAGGAAACTACACCCGTACTGTGAGCAGGATTGTAAAGGCTCTGCTCAGCGCGGATATTACCGTAACCGCCCGAAAATATGTCGGTCACGAGGACGACACGGGCTATCATCATTATGCCGTTGATACGGCGAAAAACTATGAAATGGAGGAGATATAAATGGCAACAATAGGTCTTGACAAGCTGTTCTACGCTGAAATAACCGAGGACAGTGACGGCAGCGAAACCTACGGAGATCCCGCTTCGCTTGCACAGGCAATTTCGGCTGACCTTTCCGTGGAGCTTGCGGAGGCTACCCTTTACGCTGATGACGGCGCTTCTGAAATCGTCAAGGAGTTCAAAAGCGGTACGCTTTCACTTGGCATTGACGATATAGGCAATGATGCGGCTTCGGTTCTGACGGGAGCGACTATCGACAGCAATAACGTGGTCATTTCCACCAGTGAGGACGGCGGCAAGCCCGTGGCTATCGGGTTCAGAGCGAAGAAGTCCAACGGCAAGTACCGTTATTTCTGGCTTTACAGGGTCAAGTTTGGTATTCCGTCAACCTCGCTTGCAACAAAGGGCGACAGCATTACGTTTTCCACGCCTACAATTGAGGGAACGGTTCTCCGCAGAAACAAGCCGGACGGCAACGGAAAGCACCCTTGGAAAGCGGAAGCGACCGAGGGTGAGAAGAACGTTCCGGACAGCGTAATCACGGGTTGGTATAAGTCTGTGTATGAACCCACATTCACGGCAAAGCCTGCTGAAACAGGCAAGTAACGGAGGTATGAGCAATGACGAATGAACGCAGTTATTTAATTACAATCGGCGGCGAGCAGTACGAGATGATTCTCACCACCAGAGCGACAAAGGCTATTTCTAACCGCTATGGCGGGCTGGATAACCTCGGCGATAAGCTGATGAAATCCGAAAATATGGAGATGGCTCTGGACGAGATAATCTGGCTGATAACGCTGCTTTGTAATCAGAGCATTGAGATACATAATCTCAGAAACAGCGATAAAAAGCAGCTTCTCACCGAGGAAACCGTGGAGCTTCTGACCTCTCCTGGCGAGCTTGCAGAGTACAAGGACGCTATCACCGAAGCTATGCTGAAAGGCACAAAGCGTAATGTAGAAAGTGAACACCGAGCCGGTGTGGCAGATACCTCAAAAAACGCAGTAACAGCCGGGTGAACGATGCAGAACTATTCACCCGGCTGTTCTATTACGGAACGGCGCAGCTGCACCTCGGTTCGGAAGAGGTGTGGCTTATGCCGTTTGGGTTTCTGCTGGATCTGTGGGAGTGCCATAAGCAGTTTATGGGGATTGCAAAGCCTAAGCGGGAAGCGGATATTGACGAGGTTGTGCCGATGGGAATTTGATTGGAAAAGTGGTTGAAAAAAGTGGAAATGCGTGGTATAATACTTACATGGGCAGTTAATCTGCCCTACAAATCGTAATTTGTGGAGGAAAATTAAAAGATGGATTTCGGTATAGATGAAATGCAAAAAATGCAAATAAAACTTCAGAACAAGTATAAAGATAAGTGGGAGTCGATTTGTCCGGAAA